ACTAAATTAAGCCCACAAACAGTACTTTACTTTTTATATAGTTGTTTAGGGGAAATAGGCTACCCAACAGGATTGAATTTAATAACTGCTTGTTCTTATTATGCAGCTGGATTGGATAATCGTGGTGATGGTAGCGAATATGAACCATTTAATCAAAGCTATTTACGACCTGTTTACTTTCAAAATGATGATGAAACATACGAAACTTGTTTAATTGTTTTGACTAAAATATTAAAGTCATTTGGTTGCAAAATTTATCAAGCCAATGGGAAATGGATGATTGTAGCAGTTAATGAGTTTGCTGCTGCTCCATATTTTGCTTACACTTACTTTACGGAATACGATGCAGATGGCTTATTAGTAGATTCAGGCACATTTAATACATTAAGCGAAATACAACCATATACAGGAAATACAAGCGGTTTATACTTTACTAATAATAGCCAAATGAAGCTATTTAAGAAAGGTTATAACAATTTCAATTATAGATACGATATCAGTTACGCACCTAATTATATTTCAAATTCAAACCTAAAGAATTTAACGAGTGGATTTCCTACATTATGGGGAACATTTAATCAAGGTTCAGGTGGAAGCGTATCGGTTGTAAATAAACCATATGAGGCAAGTGATTGGTTTTATATGATATTAGGAACATCAACAGGTGTTACAGGATTAACGGAAGTTCATACTAATCCTGTTGGATATGTAACTGCAAATGATACATTAACATACACACAAACATTTTATGCTCAACCTGTTGACAAAGTAAGAGGACAAATTCAAATACAATTAACTGGAATAGGCGGTGGTGCTGCAATTTACTATATCAATGTTGATGGCATTTGGCAAGATGCTTCAGTTGCACCTTTTGATAATTATTATCAAGTTCCTTTAGTAGAGGAAGATAAAATAAACACAGTTACAATAACAACTCCACCAATACCTGAAAATGGCACTTTGGCAATTACTTATATGCTTACAAGGGATATATTTGATTGTGCTACCTATGCAAAAGTTGGAGCATTTGGATTGACATTTGATTCTCCTTTATCATTGATTACATCTACTTCAATAATTGATGCAAATAATCAATATCAATTAGAAATGGATTTGCCTTTGGGTTATCCAATATATCAAGGAGATGGTGTTGATAGAGTTGAAGCAAATATGGCATACGGAACTATTCAACAATTAGTATCAGGTAACTTTGTATCTGCAACAGGATGGTATCGTTACGGACCTTATACAACCCCTACTGATGGTTTAAGCGAAACTATAATGAAGGAATACATAAACAATTATAGAAGGAACTTAATAAATGTTGATTGCAACCTATTTGGAATAACAACGACTAATGGCAATTTTGCTGCAAATAAGTTATTACAAATATTAGATACTGATCCAGCACAAATAAACATTGAAGATAATAGATATATGACAGGCAATATGACTATTGATATTGTAGGATGTGAAACTCAAGCTACTTTATTAGATATTTCTAATGAGGAACTTGCAAGTACAATAGAAACAATATTCACAGTAAACGGAGTACCTTTTAATTAATTAACTTTGTAATATGGCAGATAAAGTACAGGGCAATAACATAATGTTGTATTATCACGAACCAGCTTCGGTAACTTATCCTGAAGGTAGGGATATTCCGTTTTCGTGTTCTACAAATTGCACATTTAGTGTGAATGTTGACCAAAAAGAGGTAACAAGCCAAACGAGTGCGTGGTATAGAGAATACAAGAACGATACTGCAACTTGGAGTGTAACTTGTGATGGTCTTATAACTTTGGATGGTTATGGCTATTTATTCTTTCTACAACAACAACAAGATAGAACTACTATTTTAGTAAAGTTTGTTATTGATAACGGTGTTGATTGTTTGATAATGATTAGTGGTAATTGTAACTTAACAAGTTTACAAATAAACGCACCTTATAAGGACATAGCAACATATAGTGTAGCGTTACAGGGTACAGGTGCTTATGGAACAACAGGAACGACAATCAATCCTGAAGGGGTTGTAATTGTTGCTGGAGGTGCGGTTTACACAAAGGGAACTATTGCAGCAGGTGGAGAAACCACAATTACTTATTCGGATATGATAGGTAAGGCTTGTCTTTATGTTTCTCGTGGTGGTATTGATGTTCAGGATATTTTAACAACAGGAACACCAGTTGATGAGCAAGTTAAGTGGGTAAGTGCGACAGGGATATTGACATTTGGAAGGGTATTAGAAAGTGGTGAGTTTATTAGGGCATTATTTCAATAATTTAGTTATAAATTAATATAAGATGGCAAATCAAATTGTAGTTTCAGCAGGTGCAAAAGTTAGGAATTTAAGTGGGGTTTTAACGGCTACAAGTGGAGTTGTCAGTTTTCTGCCTATTGATGTTTCATTAGGTATTCCGCAACTTGATGTCAATGGTAAGATTTTAGTAAGTCAGCTACCTAACTCGGTTATGGAGTATAAAGGAACTTGGGATGCTTCTACAAACACACCAACCCTTGCAAATGGCACAGGAAATCAAGGGGATGTGTATTTATGTAATGTAGCAGGAACAGTTAACTTTGGTGCTGGTCCTATTGCTTTTGTGGTAGGAGATCAAGTTATTTATAGTGGTTCAATATGGCAAAGGGCATCGGGATCAACAGGAACAGTTACAAGTGTGGCGATTACTGAAAGCGGAGATTCTTTAAATATTACAGGCTCACCAATTACTACAAGCGGAACGATTAACATAGGGTTCAACGGAACAAATCTTCAATATGTAAACGGAGCAGGAAACTTGACAACCTTTCCTATATTAACAGGTTATGTGCCATATACAGGAGCAACCGCTAATCTTAATTTAGGGATTTATTCATTTATTGCAAATGATGGAGCATACAATACTGAAATGTCTCCATCTTATTTTGGAGTAGAAAATGCAGCTGGAACTATATTTGGTTTATTAGAATATAATAAATTAACCTTAACAAATAGCACAGGTGCAGGTTCAACTATGATAGTAAATGCTCAAGGGTTGATATTCCCTGATGCAAGTGTTCAAATAAGTTCATATACCGATGCAAAAGCAAGATTAGCATTAAGTTTAACAACAACAGGAACAAGTGGAGTAGCGACTTATAATAATACAACAGGGGTATTTAATATTCCTAACTATGGTTCAGCCTTAACAGGCTATGTTCCCTACACAGGTGCAACTCAAGATGTAGATTTAGGTGCGTTTAAATTGAATGCTCAATCTTTACATATTAAAGGAACAGGAGGGAATGGACATTTAGGATTAAAGCATCAATCAGCAAGTGCAACCGCATCGGCTAATGAGGTGTCTTTATTTGCAGATAGTCTTGGAGATTTAAGTTGGTTAAATGGTAACTTATATTTAAGCAAGTTTATTACATCAGGTAATACTGCTGCAAGGTCTTATACATTCCCAAATGCAAATGGAACAGTTGCTTTAACAAGTGATTTATCAAATTATGTAGATTTAACTACTGCACAAACAATAGGTGGAACAAAGACTTTTACTGATGCTACTAAAAACAACGGAGGTATATTTTTACAAAATGCTTCAAGTAGTTCATTAGCAGGATATATGAATTTAGGTGGATTGACTAATGGATTAAAGTTTACAAGTGGTGGTGGTATTAGTAATTCATTTACTTTGCCATCTGCAACAGGATATACTTTTACTTTCCCTAATGCAACAGGAACGATAGCTTTAACTAGCGATATTCCTTCATTGGTAGGATATGTTCCATATACAGGAGCAACAGGAGCGGTTGATTTAGGTGTTAATTCTTTAAGTGCATCATATTTATATTTGAACGGAGCAACTAGTCCAATGTCAGGTCAACTTAATATGAAGATTGGAACAACTTCCCCAGGCAATACAGGAGGTTATTATAATATTTTGCCTTATTCTGATGGAAAGTTATATTTTACTTCATATTTATCAAGTCTTTCTAACACAAGAATATTTATTTTAGATTCAGCCGGAATAACTGCAAATACACCAAGAACATTTACATTTCCTGATGCAAGTGGCACAATAGCATTAGTTGGTGGCAGTGGTGTAGGAACAGTTACAAGCGTAGCTGCTTTAACAATAGGTACAAGTGGAACGGATTTAAGTTCAAGTGTTGCTAATAGTACAACAACCCCTGTAATTACTTTAAATGTACCAACTGCGAGTGCAGCGAATAGAGGTGCATTATCAAGTGCGGATTGGACAACATTCAATTCAAAGCAGGGAACAATAACCTTAACCACAACAGGGACAAGTGGTGCAGCGACCTTTAGTTCAAACACTTTAAATATTCCTAACTATGCTCCCGATTTAAGTGGATATGTAACATTAGCAACTACTCAAACAATAAGTGGTTTAAAAACATTTAGTAGTAATTTAACTGCTTATGGAACATTAACAATAGGACAAACAGGAGTTACTAATGGGATTATAAATAGTAACGATGGAATGTACTTTAATATTGATGCAGATGCTTCAGGAAGTACACCTGAATTTATGTTTGGTAAAGGCAGAAGTGGAACAAGTGGTGGAACAACATTTCTTACTATAGCTAACACAGGAGCAGCTACATTCTCTGCAAATATTGCTTCAAGTGCATATACTAATGGTACTTTAATAGTAACAGGTGGAGTTGGAATAAGTGGTCAAATTTTTACTAATAATACTATTAATACAACTGATGGTTATTATTCAAGCAAAGCAGGTTCTGATAGTATAGGAAGTGGTGCATATATGCAATTTTCAAATATTGGATATATTCAAGCTAATGCAAGTAGTGGGTTAGATTTTTGGACTTTACCAACAGGTGGTGGTGGTTGGGAAAAAAGAATGAGATTAACAAATGGCGGTAATTTCTTAATAGGAACTACTACTGATTCAGGCTACAAGCTAGATGTTAATGGTACAGGAAGGTTTAGTGGAGCATTAACATCATATAATAATGGACTAGGATTATCTCTTAAATCAACTACTAATAATGGCAGTTATTTAGAATTTGCTCATAATTCAGCAGGTACTTATGCTTATATAGGAAGTGCTTATCACTTATTAGTAAGCCCTAATAATATAGCAAATAATTTAGCAATTAGAGCAGAAGGTGATTTGGTACTTACAACAGGTGGATATACTCCAAGACTTACC